GCGGCTGTCTTTCATAGAGACCAATACGGCCTCATCCCAGGTGGATAACCACCAAACTCGACTTACGTCGAGGGATGTCGTCGTATAAGGATTTCTATCTCCCTATACTGCCCTTCCCTCACGGGAAGCCCACTTAACGTCTCGTCCAAATTGCACCTCTGCAACTCGGGTGAAGAGACGTTAGTGCTGTTCGCCTTTAAAGAGGCGATCAGCTGACCCTCTGGAAGTTCGTCCTGGAGCTCGCTTGAAGCTTGCTGCAGGGAACGAACTATCCAGCACTCCCATCCATAAGGATGTGAGTCCATACGGAGTTCATCAACAGCACCAATAAAGGCACCATCTCCGAATCCATCTGGAAGTCGGGGTTCACGCCATCGCGATGGAGCCAGTTGTCGGAGGGCTTGCAGCCCTTCCGTAACATCTAGATCCACCCTTAGACTCCAACGTTTTAAATTGTTGTGAGCTAAGAAAAGCCGATCGAGTTTCCTCACCGGCTTTCGGATGTAGAACGGCGTCACGTCATGCCCAAGATAGTAGTGTTTACCACAACTCTCTCGGTACGGACCAGAGAAGAACGTTTTGTTCTCGTTAGGCTTAAAACCGGCTTGGAAAAGCCGGCCTAACAGTCTCTGGGCAAACTCCGTAGGTACGACGATATCATCGCCGTACACGCATACTCGGTGATCCCTCTCGTTAGACCAGCGGCAACACACCTCCTGGGCAATAGCCCAGAAGAAGAGCGATTCAAGCTCGAAAGTGTAACCGTTGCCCATAGACGAGAACTTCTGGTAATGAATTACTTCACCAGAAGGAAGAGTACCTGACGGGCTTCGAGCCTGCTCAAGGGCCCAAAACCAATCATTAGGTAGGAGGAAATCTACTAGACTCGACGCTACTGTATCTGACGCCATTGATAAATCAATGGTCGCCAAACTACCATCCAAGCTACCTATTAGGGCGGCCTGTTGGTTTCGCGTCTGATCGTTCAAAGTCACTCCCACGAGGTAGAGCCGGCGACGGATCTCTTGCCCGATGCCCTTCTGAATATATATATTCATGTCGGGTTCTTTAGCAATAGTCCTACCGGTCTTATAACTCTTGGGGACGACAATAATGCTGTTTCCAGCGACAACTTTCACAAGTTGTCCGGAACCCTCCCCGCTAGAGCGGACGATGTGTTCCCACATCGGAAGAGCGCGAATTGCGCACTCCGCAAGGGCAGCATTTCCTGAGGTGCTCTCCGGTATACCGGAGTATTTATAAGCAGCATAGGCAACCTTTCGAGGAAGCCGAGTTGTAGCACCCGGGCCGAAAGCGAAACCTTTGGCACAGCGCTCCCAAGAGAACGGCCCCAATACGTCCCTAACCCGCGCCCGGACACGAACCCAAAAGGGATCGTACCGAAAGCAGGCAGGGATTACTTGGTTGGTCTCACGACAAAGCGCCTCGGCGGCGTGGAATCTCTTCCACGTCTCTGAGTCCTTTTCGGGCGATGGATTACCATCGTCGTACTTAGAATACAGCTCTCGTAGCAACAAGGAACCTCTAGCAGCCGAAAGACTTGTTAAATCTAACGGAGTTTCACGTCCAAGTTCGCCCACTGGTGATATACCAGTAAGCGTGGATATGAGCTCTAGGAAATGTTGATTCGAGAATCCGACAGCTTGAGCACCAGTGCTCCGTTTACGGGGCATATTGATACCTCTTAAGGTATGAGAGCGTCAACTGTAGTTATCGGACCTGACTGAGCAACTCAATCGCCCTCAATAGGGGAAGATGGAGTCGATCAGCCAACCAGGCAAGGGCCAAAAGCCCGAGCATGGCCCAGATTCCTCTGGGGCCGAAGAGCCGTTCGCCAAGCCTCTTACGAGGCCTAGTAAAACGGCTCGACGTTCTCAACGGAAGTCTTCACCGTTGCAAGACCAAGGAAATTGGCCATGTACGCGAGAAGATCCTTTCGTTCCTGGAGCGTGCTGTCCGGAGCAATGTTCAGAGTAATCTGACCACTGCTATACCGAACGACTGTGTCGACACCGTTAACCGTAGCCACGGTAGGGATCATAAATCCCGCCTGACCACGATACACGGTGCGCTGGCCCGACGGGGCGTCCAAACCATATGAAATGGTGCGGAACCCAGCCGGAACAGACGGGGATCTGTCTGCCCACTTCGCCAGACTACCATCAGTGGTAACTGGCGCAAAAGAGTGGGAGACAGGGCTGGCCTGTCCATCATTAATGGACAATGTTGCGATTGCGGGCATTCAATGCTCCGTTAAGTAACAGTTAAGGAACTCAGCGAAAAGCTTGCGTAAGCAACGCAAGACCGTCCGCCATATGTCTGAAGGATCCGGGGTCCTTTAACCTCGGAAACTGCGGTCTGGGAAAGGAGATGTTTACACTCCTACTCAACCAGAACGAAGTTTTTCCTCCGCTCCAGTCATTCGTCACCTTCGTGCCATTAGAAAGTACTCCGGATGTACCGGAGCAGCTCCACGTGGCACGTACTCGACGCGACAGGCTTGAACCGCGGATAATGAAACCCGCGGTCGCATCCATCGAATCGAGCCATGGTCCCAAAGGAAGGAACCAATCGACGACGAAACTGAACGGAAGTAGTTCCCAAGCCAAATTTATTGGATTGGTAACACCTACAGACGCCAAGGAGCTTGTTATCGCTCCACTCGGATAAGCGTCGATGCGACAAAACGCACCGGTTTCGCTCCGAGCAGACACAGATGAGCCTTCCGGGCTGCTCCCGCTAGGTATAGCGAAGAACGACTCGAAACGCTGCTCCATGCCTGAACCCTTCGCGACGACTGACCAGTCGTCCCCTGACCGCTTGCTTAAAGCGTCACAGGCTCCATAAACATCGGAGAGAAGGGGCTTCCACCCGTACTGGAGTTCAAGCCACTTTCGTGGGACACTTGAACCCCTAGGCTCACGTCCCCCAGGGGTTAACCCGAGGGCGCGCATCGCGTCGCGAGGACTTCCCCGCCGCAAACTGCGGTACGCGCGAGCCAAACGAGAGGCTGTGTCGCCAATAAGGCGAGCGGTTTGATTTCGCTCGCCAAATGCCTGACCCAGGTTGATTCGCATTCCTTTAAGGTTTGCGCGCGCCTGAAGAATCGCCAGCTGGTTAAGCTGTTCGATCGCCTCAGAAGCATCACTCTGTGTCATAGCACGGTTGCACTCGGTTTCGAGTGACAATGGATTAGGCGAGCCTGTTGCAGGCCCGATTAGTCCAGAGTAACGGTACCCGCCCCCCCCTAAAGGGAGGACTTCACGAGTACCGAAGCAACCTTGACGGTAAGTGGCCGTGATTGTGTACGAAGTTGGAGGAATCCAACCTCGAGGCTTATGCCTAGACGTCCCAGCAGTATCTTCAGTACTATTCCTCGCCGTAAACACAGCAATGCTGGGAACGGCGGAGGGAGGGCTAGAGAAATATCTCACACCCGGAATACTGACATTTATGTTGGGTCGTGTCATAACACTCTCACTGTCATTAAGACCACTCACTATGATACACTACCTACTGGATTACCAGTAGTCGGAGACCTGATGGTCGCCGATCGGGCTGGAGAGCCCTAAGTAGAGTTCCCTACACCGCGTTAGCGGACATAGGGGCCGGCCTACTCAGC